CAATTGATGTTAAAATTGCTAAAGGCGGAGCTGATTACTTCCTTGCAAAAGGGGTAAACATACCACCAAATTCTGCTATTGAATTAATTCAAGGCGGAGCAAAAATTGTTTTAGCTAGTGGTGATACATTAGAAGCCGTCTCTGATACAGCAAGTAGCTTGGACGTGGTTCTTTCGTACATCGATACAATTAGTTCGTAGGAGGAACAATGACGGCAATAGTAAATGGAATCCAATACATTGGAGGTCAAACGGCTCCAAATGAATTCATAAATAATCAAGCGTCCACGATCGATGGTACGCAAACAATAGATAGTGCAGTTCTTGCAGGACCTATTACGATTCCTGCAACAATAACAGTAACAGGGACTTTAGTAATAGTATAATGTCAAAAATAGAAGTAGATGCAATAGATAAACAAAGTGGTTCAACCTTAACTTTAGGTGGATCGGGCACAGCTGTAACTTTAGCTGCCGGCGCTACTCAAACAGGATTTGGTAGAACAGGAACTGTAGATTGGCAGACAACTCCAAAAACAGCTACATTCACTGCAGTTAGTGGAGAAGGTTATTTTGCAAACACAACAGGTTCAGCTTTTAATATGAATTTACCAGCAGGTTCTGCTGGAGCAATCGTATCTGTTGCAGATTACGCAGGTACTTGGCAAACAAATAATTTAACAGTCGTACCAAATGGTACTGATAAAATTGGTGGTGTAAATTCTAATGTAGATTTAGATACAGAAGGTCAATCAGTAACTTTTATATTCGTCGATTCAACACAAGGTTGGATTAATACAATGGATTCAACATCTAATGTTAGAGCTAATGCTTTTATAGTAGCAACTGGAGGAACTATTACAACTTCTGGCGATTGCAAAATTCATACATTTACTGGACCTGGTACTTTTACTGTAACAGCTACTTCACCTGTTGCAGCAAATAATGAAGTTTCTTATTTAGCAGTAGCTGGTGGTGGTGGAGCTAATGGCGAATATGGAGGTGGTGGTGGAGCTGGCGGTTTTAGAGAAACAAAATCTCCTGTTACTCCGTATACAGCAAGTCCTTTAGATGGTCAGCCAAGTGCTCCAAATAGAATCACAGTAACAGCAACAGCTTTTCCAATTGCAGTAGGTGCAGGAGGTGGTGCTCCTCCCACTAATAATGCAAGGGGTGTTTCAGGAGCAAATTCAACTTTTTCAACAATAGTAGCAACTGGTGGTGGCGGTGGTGGATCCGGTGGTAGTCCTGGTCCTATATCAGATGGTCCAGGTTTACCTGGTGGTAGTGGTGGTGGTGCAGGTGGATATGGTCCAGGAACTAGAACTGGAGGTACCGGTAATACACCTCCTGTATCTCCTTCTCAAGGTTTTCCAGGTGGACCAGCTACTTCTGTAGGTGGTGGATATAATTCGGCAGGTGGTGGTGGCGCAGGAAATCCAGCTGGATCAGTTAATAGTCCTCCAAGTCCTGGTGCTGTAGCAGGTCCTCCCGGCGGTGTAGGAGTATCAACTTCAATTTCAGCAAGTCCAACATTTTATGCTGGAGGAGGCGGCGGTGGAACTTGGGATAGTCCCTCTACTCCTCCATCAGGAGGAAATGGTGGTGGCGGAAGAGGTTCAGTAAATGGATCTAATCCTTTGCCTGCTGCTGATCATAATGGAACAGTTAATACTGGTGGTGGTGCAGGTGGCGGTGGAAATACTACTGGTGGATATACTGGCGGTTCAGGTATAGTAATAATAAGGTACAAATTTAAATAATTATGACAAGTAAAATAAAAGTAGATAATATAAATAAAGTTTCAGATGATTCAAACATCATCAATAAATGTGGCACGACAATTACATTAGGTGCGAGTGGCGATAGTATTGCTTTAGCATCAGGTGCAACACAGACAGGTTTTGGTAGAACAGGAACAGTAGATTGGCAGACAGGATCAATTAAAACTTCTACATTTACAGCAGCTAATGGTGAAGGATATTTTATAAATTCAGGAAGTGCTATAACAATGAACTTACCAGCAGGAAGTGCTGGAGCTATTGTTGCTGTTTCTGATTATGCAAGAAATTTTGCAACATATAATTTAACAATTAGTCCAGATGGTTCAGAAAAAATTGGTGGTATAGCACAAGATGCTACTTTAAATATTAATGGACAAGCAGCAACTTTTGTTTATGTAGATTCTACAAAAGGTTGGGTCAATGTTCAAAACGCAGAAGATACTGAAACAGGAACACCTCCTTTTATAACTGCTTGTGGTGGAACAGTAACAACTTCAGGAAATTGTAAAATACACACATTTACAGGACCAGGAACTTTTACTGTAAATAATTTAGCTTTAGCACCAGCAAATAACGTTGTGGGTTATTTAGTAGTAGGCGCTGGAGGTGGAGGTGGAACTCAACACGGCGGCGGTGGTGGAGCAGGTGGATTTAGAGAAGGAAGAACTTGTGCAGTTACTCCATATACTGTTAGTCCTTTAGCTGTAGCCACTGGTATAACAGCCACTGTTACTTCTTTTCCAATTACAGTAGGAAGCGGTGGAGCAGGCGACACAAGTCCTACTGGAACTGGTGCGGCGGGTGGTGTTTCAACTTTTTCAACAATTACATCTGCTGGAGGAGGCGGAGGTGCAAGTTATACTCCAGGTGCAAAAGGAAATGCTGGGCCTGGTGGATCAGGTGGTGGAGCAAGCGGAGTTGATGGAACTCCAGGAACTTCAAGTGGAGGAACAGGAAATATACCTTCAGTAAGTCCTTCACAAGGTAATCCAGGTGGAAATGCTAACACAGGAGGTACAACTCCAGGTGGTGCAGGTGGAGGTGGTGCAACAAGTCCTGCCTGTGGCCCAAGTGGATCAAATGTTCCCAATAATCCTGGACGACCAGCTGATGAAATAAAAGGTGGAATAGGAGCAACAACACATATAACAGGTAGTCCAGTGGGTTATGCAGGAGGCGGCGGTGGAGGAAAATACACTGCAGTAGCAGGTGGTCCTGCTTCTGATGGGGGCGGATCTGGAGGACCAAATCCGGGAGCAAGTCCTAATGATGCTGGTGTTAATGGAACAGCAAATAAAGGTGGTGGCGGTGGTGGTGCATCTAATACGGATAATGCCGCTAACGGAGGTTCAGGTGTGGTAATAATAAGGTACAAATTTCAATAGGTAAATTATGAGTGAAATAAAAGTAAATAAAATTAGTCCAAGAACAGCGTGTGGTACAACTACATTAGGGGATAGTGGAGATACATTCACAATTCCTGCTGGTGTATCCATAACTAACAATGGTACTGCATCAGGTTTTGGTGCAACAGGTTCGGCGTCTTGGAATACAACAGTTAAGACGTCAGGTTTTACAGCGGTTGCTGGTGAAGGATATTTTGTAAACACAACAGGTGGGGCAGTATCCGTTAATCTTCCAGCAGGAACTGCAGGAGCAGTAGTTGCATTTAAAGATTATGCAAATACTTTTGATACTAACGCATTAACATTAGTTCAAAATGGTTCAGATAAAATTGGTGGTTTAACTGACAATGCTATTTTATCAACAGAAGGTGTAGCAGTTACATTAATATTTATAGATTCAACACAAGGTTGGTTAGTAACAGATTCAGGTTTACAATCAGATGCACCAAATCCAACATTTATTACAGCGACTGGTGGTACAATAACAACTTCAGGAGATTTTAAAGTTCACACATTTACAGGTCCTGGAACTTTTACGGTTTGTAGTGTAGGTAATTCTCAAGGATCAAATTCAGTAGATTATTTAGTAATAGCAGGTGGTGGTGGAGCAGCAGCCTTTGCAGGAGGCGGAGGTGGAGCAGGAGGTTATAGAGTTTCTGCTACAACTTATTCTGGACCTAGTTTGGCAAATTGTGTTTCTGCTATACCAGTAACAGCAACAGGATTTCCAATTACAGTTGGTGGTGGTGGAGCAGCTACCACTGTTCCTCAAGGAACGTCTCCAGATGCTTCAGCAGGAAATAATTCAGTTTTTTCATCAATTACATCACAAGGAGGTGGAGGTTCAGTTGGACACGGAAATCCGGCACCTACAAATCCAGCAGATACAAGTTTTGGAGCAGGAGGATCTGGATCAGGAGGGTCAGCAGGAAACCCTGGCGCGTGTGGTACTTACATAGCTAGATCAGGAAATACTCCTCCTGTAAGTCCAGCTCAAGGTAAAGATGGTGGAACAGCTTGGAACTCTCCAGGCGCACCTGCATTTATAGCTGGTGGAGGTGGCGGTGCCAGTGCTAGTGGAGTTCCTGGAGAAACTCCAAGTTTTGCAACAACAAGTGGAAATGGTGGTGCGGGAGATACAAATTCAATCAATGGAACACCTACAGCGAGAGGTGGTGGCGGAGGTGGTGGAGCTTATGCAACACCCCAAACTAGAGCAAATCAAGGAGCTGGTGGGGCCGGCGGTGGTGGTAATGGTGGTTATTATCAATTTCCTACTGTAGCTGGAGGTGATGCTGGAACTGCAAATACTGGCGGTGGTGGCGGTGGTGGAGGAAGATGTACAGATAGTAATGGTGGTGCAGGGGGTTCAGGTGTAGTAATAGTAAGGTACAAATTTCAGTAGTTGAATGATAATTAAAATTAATATATAAGGAGATAATTATGGCACATTTTGCAAAACTAGGATCAAACGGAAAAGTTATTCAAGTACTAACTTTGAATAATTCTGATATGCTTAACGCTGATGGTGTTGAAGATGAATCAGTAGGTCAACAATATTTAGAAACACATAATAATTGGCCTGCACAAATGTGGATTCAAACTTCATACAATACAGCTGCTGGTCAACACAAAGATGGCGGAACACCTTTTAGAGGAAACTACGCAGGTATTGGTTATACTTGGGATGAAGATGATCAAATCTTCTGGCCTAAAAAACCATATGCTTCTTGGGTAAAACACAACGAATCAGCTTCTTGGAAATCACCAATCGGTGATGCTCCTGCATTAACAGCTGAACAAACTTCACAAAATGAAGCTAAAACTCATATGTGGATTTACAACTGGAATGAAGCAAATCAATCTTGGGATCTAACAGATTCTAAAGCATAATTGATCTAGATCAATTCTTTTAATATCAATTGACATTATAAATGACGGATGTATATATTACATCCAGGTATGCAAAAGAAAGTATTAACAGAACAAGCTCTATATTATGGTGATGTGGCGATGCCTAAAGATTGGGACATTGACCGAGATAAATTATCAGGCGACATTTTACAATCAGTAATTCAAAACAAACAATTTCCGTTCTCAAGAACTTGGGATATTTTAAATACATATATGCGAGATCACGTTAATCTTGAGTATGGTTTTAGTTTAATTAACAAAGAAACGTGGGGTAACATTTATAAACCTGCGGAAACAACTATTCCTTTATTAAATATTGATCCAGTGGATCTACGTAACTCTCCAGACTATACATTATTATATGGTGTTAAAGTTAAAGATTGTAATGTTAGAATACATTATGAAGATAACAGACGTAAAGGAAGAAGTTGGGACATACCATTAAAAAATAATCAATTCATAATGTTTCCATCTACTAATATGTATTATTTAACTAACAACCAGAAAGATAGTTTGAATTTTATTCAAACTATAACCTATGAATATATCTAATTACTACTGGTATTTTAGTGGTGTGCTTACACCAAAATTTTGTGATGATGTAATAGCTTATGCAAATTCACAAGAAGAAGTTATGGCTAGAACAGGTGGTTATGGAGATAAAAAATTATCTAGAAACGAAGTTA